CGTCCGACTATGGACTCTTATCCCCGAAGAACACACACCCGATGGACGTGGTGCGTCTGTCAGAGGAGGAACAGATATACATCCGCGCCATCGAGCGTAGAGGAGAGAGTATATACAAGCAACCGAGGATCAAGTTATCAACGATCCACGCTATGAAAGGAGGGGAAGACGATAACGTAGCGGTGTATTTGGGATCCACCAAGAACTGCGTAGAGGGTAAACATCCCGAGGACGAGCACAGAATATTTTATGTTGCCGTTACAAGAACAAAACAAAACCTCTACCTAATTGAGTCAGATAAAAAATATAGGTACGAAATATGAAACGTAACGATTACTTGGATACGGCGAAGCAGTTGATCAATGGTAACAGAGCCAAGGATTACGGTGATGCCAAGGATAACTTNGACAGGATAGCAACGGGATGGAATGTCATAGTCACTGATGCACTGAACACCCACGGTAAGATTACAGCCAAGCACGTAGCTCTGATGATGGACTGGGTGAAGACCTGTCGCTTGTTAGAAACGATAGACCACAAGGATTCTTGGATCGACAAGTGTGGATACAGTGCACTGGGTGCGGAGTTTGACAATGAAACAGACTGAGATGTTTGAGAAAGACTACATCATTGCCAAGCAGATGAACCAAGGCAAGGAACTGACATGGAATATACCATCAGAGTTTCCAGACCTGACGGGCTACAAACAGATAGCCGTTGACCTTGAGACATGTGACCCGAATCTAATTAAGCTTGGCCCTGGATGGGTGCGTAAGGACGGGTACATCGTAGGCATAGCCGTAGCAGCAGGAGATTGGGAAGGATACTTTCCTATCCGACATGAGAATGGTCACAATATGGATGCAAAGATTGCACTCCGATGGCTACAGAAACAGATGGCAACACCAGACATAGACAAGATCATGCACAACGCCACGTATGATCTGGGTTGGTTACGTGCCGAGGGCATAAAGGTAGAGGGTCGGATCATCGATACCATGATTACTGGTGCGGTGGTGGATGAGAACCGTTGGTCATACAGCCTGAACAATCTTGGTCGGGACTACCTCGATGAGCGCAAGGATGAGAAACTTCTACGTGTTGCAGCAGCAGAGTGGGGCTTTGACCCCAAGGCTGAGATGTACAAGCTACCACCTGAGTTTGTTGGACGGTACGCTGAACAGGATGCAGGCATGACCCTGCGCTTGTGGGAGCGACTGAAGATAGAACTGGAGAAGCAAGACCTATGGAACATCTGGGATTTGGAGACTAGCCTGATACCTATGATGTGTGACATGCGTCAGCTAGGTGTGCGTGTGGACTTGGACAAGGCAGATCAAGCCAAGACTCTACTCAAAGCCAAGGGCAAAGAACTGAGGGAAGAGATCCACCGACAGACAAAGATCAAGATAGAACCATGGGCGGCTGCATCTGTAGCTGCGGTGTTCGAGGAGCTAGGACTGAAGTACCCTGAGACTGAAGCAGGGGCACCGTCATTCACCAAACAGTATCTCAATGCACATGCCCACCCAATTGCACAAATGATCGTCAAGCTACGTGAATTTGACAAAGCGGATAGCACGTTCATAGATACAATCATCAAGCACTCGCACAAGGGTAGGATCAACTGCGAGTTCCATCAGCTACGATCCGATGACGGGGGCACCGTGACGGGTAGGTTCTCTAGTTCAAACCCAAACCTTCAGCAGATTCCGGCACGAGATCCTGAGATCAAGAAACTAATCCGTGGTCTGTTTATACCAGAGCAAGGGTGCAAGTGGGGATCGTTTGATTACTCAAGCCAAGAGCCGAGGTTACTGGTGCACTTTGCGGCAAGCCTGAAGGGTGAGTACAAGCACCCGATTGTTGATAAGATTGTTGACGAATACAACACAGGTGATGTGGATCTACACCAGATGGTGGCAGACATTGCAGGGATCAAGCGTAAGGAAGCCAAGGTTGTAAACCTGGGAATCATGTATGGCATGGGCAAAGGTAAACTGGCAGCGCAGTTAGATATATCACCAGAAGAAGCAGGGGATTTACTGGATACACACAGAGAGAAGGTTCCGTTTGTTAAGAACCTTGCGGACATTGCGAGTAGACAGGCAGATAAGTTCGGACACATTAGAACCCTGTTGGGTAGGCGGTGCCGCTTCCATCTTTGGGAGCCTCGAACCTTTGGGTATAAGAAACCATTACCATACGAGGAGGCCATGAAAACATACGGTCAACCTCTAAGAAGAGCCTTTACTTACAAGGCGTTAAACAAATTGATCCAAGGTTCAGCTGCGGATCAAACTAAGAAAGCTATGGCAGATTGCTACAAAGAAGGACTTTTGCCTATGCTAACGGTGCATGATGAGTTATGTTTCTCAGTAGAGGGCGACGATCAAGCGCACAACATCAAGCACATAATGGAAAACGGGTTGTCGGATGTCTTGAGAGTCCCCTCTAAAGTAGACGATGAACTCAAAAATAATTGGGGAGAAATCGAATGAAACCAGAAAAGATTAAAACAGTCGGTCTTAGAGAAATGCATCCTGTGCAGGTCAAACATCTTATGGAACTTGTGGGCATGACATTGCATCTTGCCGCCGAAACGGGTGATGATGAGATCTTAGAAGATGCCGAGCATCTTTGTGACGAGATGATTAAGTTATTCGGTGGGGTTGGAGTACAACTATCTGTCGAAGAAGATCCAGATATTAACCACGACGGTTCGCAATCTGTGCATTAAGCGCAGCGGTTACTGGGTTATCACCTAACAACGAAGGATCTACTGGCCCAGGTGCACGAGCCTGGGTTAATGTAGGAAGNATTGATGCTTGGTTAGGGCGTACTACTGGTTGCTGTAAACTGCTGTCTTGTCTTTTAGGTGCCTGTAAGAAAGGGTTTGTTCCTGTGGGTTGTTTCGGAGCAAGTTTAGGTGCCTGTAAGAAAGGGTTTTCACCAGAAGGAACTGAGGGTCGAGGAGAAACAGACAAGTCTGTATCAGGCTTGAGCGACATTCCTCTCATTTCTTTTTGTATCTGACGAATCTCATCACGAGGATATAGTTGATAGGTTCCTGCATCCCGCATTTCTTGGATGTTCTTTTTAGTAAGTTGGAATGGTTGGAACTCACCACGTACAATGTTCTTGTATCCACCGATGTTATTCTTTTTCAGAACACGCATGATGTCACGGTTAGTCATACCAGTGGTCTTTAGATCCTCTATCATTTGATAGTATTCTCTATCTACACGTAGCTTGGCATTGTTTGCACGTTGGAACGCACGTTTCAATGAGCCTGCCGTAGCATTAGCATCGTCTGTAACTTGGTTGAACATACGTTTGGCATTCGTCTGTGCTTGACCCATGCGATATGCACCGAACTCAAGCCCTCGTGCAGGATCAAACTCTTGCGGAGTGACACCAGTAAAGGCACGGATAGTTTCAGTTACTAAATTACGTTCTCTGCCGAGCTTGTCTTTTGGATTTACAGCACCGGGAGCTATGTTACCGATTGTACCACGGATAAATCTTCCGGGTTCTCCGTTCAAATCTATAGGAGACACACTAGGCACCATGGTGTTTAAGACATGTGTAATTGTTTTATAAACAACCGCTCCCGTACTGTCTTCTGGATTATATATTTCTGCACCTGTGGCTGTGCGACCTCCACGAAAGGCTAAATCTGTTACTGCTTCCGTTAGCATAGCCTCTGATAAGAACGGTTCAAATATTTCCCTGACTGCACCCATAGCGGAATTAGTAAACGTGGCTCCTGGGCCTTTGCCCTCTTTAACTGCGTCTTCAAACTCGTTCATTGCACGAACAGCAAAACGATATAGGCCATCATAAGGGTTAGAGGTACTGAAGTTCATGTATTGTATCTTGCCATCTTCTTTGCCTAATGGAATGAGGACAGAACCCTTTTCCCATGGTGCAGAAAATGATCGTTGATACGCTTCCATTTCTTCTGGCGTAACTCCAGAGATTGCATAGCCCATTTCAAGAGCACCGACAGGTGCAGCAACAGTGGTTCCCAAGAAACCTATCATACGGTTGCGACCACGGGTTTGAACAGCAGGAATACTTGAAGACATGTCATCTAAACTCTGCCTTACGATGTTGACTCCTGTTCTATAAATCTCAGCAGGGAAAGTAATAAAGTTACCCAAAGGTAAACGTCGCCCAAAACGAACGAGATCCGTAGCACCCTTGTTATAGTTTGGTACAGTATCTCTCACAATTTGTGCGGCACGATGCTTAACCATCTCATCAATGTCGGCCTTTGTAAAAGAACCTTTACTGATAGCAGACCTAGTTTCGTCTGAGATGTCGGTGCCATTCTTTGTNAGATAGGCGATAGCTTCTTCAGCTTGCTGTGGATTACTAAAGTCTATTCCGTCTAAGGACTTACGAATGTGGCCTTGCTCTGCGGTGTAGTTAAAGTGCTTCCAGAAATCGTCTGAACTTTGGTAGATATTTTCCAGAGGTTTAAAAAATCCACCCGCACTTTTCGCTAACTTCTCACGAGTAGGACTACCCGCAATCAAAGCCTCTATTCCGCTCTCAGGCCCACGAGCAGTAAGCCCTACACCTTTACGCAAGGAGTCTTGAATCTCTCTTAACTCTGCATTTGTTCCTAGCATCCCTCGTCGTTGTGCGTCCATCAACTCAGCAATAACTTCATCATCACCTTTTGTAAGAAGGTTTCCGTAAATAAGTTTTGCCGCATCTTTGATGCTACCATGACGACCTACAAATGGAACGTTTCCGTTAGCTAAAGCAAAGGCAGCAGCGGTAGTAAAGTTACGAACCTGCGTGATAGGTGAAAGAATTGTTTTACTGTATTGAGACACACCTTTTGCGCGGAGCAACCAGTTCCATGTGCTTCTCAATACTTGATTCATACCATCTTCTTCACCTATGATATGGTTTGTTAGATTGTTATACATGGGTCGAGGCACATAGTGATCGTTTAGGCTACCCCACCCAGATGTACCAAGCAGAATCTCTTCTTCGTTTGGAATACTTGAACCAGACTTTTTAGTCACAGGTGTACTCAATGCACCGAAGTCCGTCCTGTCTCCACCAAGACGCACATACCCGCTGTCAACTAAACTCTGTCTTTGTGCCGGACTTAGACCTTCGCCTTTGATTATAAGGTCTTTGAGTAACCCTGTCTTTTGATCTGCTAGTCTAGCCATCTGACCAAAGAAATCATCTACTGCAACAAACTGAGACATATCAGAAATGGTCCGAAGGGCCGAGTCTCTAAAATCGTGGTAAACTTTGAAGCCCTTATCGGTCTTAACAACCTTGGTTCCTGTCTCCCCCATCAAAGCTCTTAGGGTTTCAGGGATCTTTTCCCTAGATACAAGCATACCTGTATCCAGTCTGTCCCTAGCAATGCGACCACCTTTGTACGACTGACGCATCTTGAGTTGTTTGTCTGCGAGAAAACCTTCACGAGCTTTCTTTGCAACGTCAGGAGTAATCTTGTCTGGCACAGTTACCACTGGACCTTCAGGAGTATTCTCTTTTTTCAATCCGTTCTTTGTCAGGAACTCTTGAGGCAACAACCTTTCGTTAACGTCTTTACGTGCTATTTCAGTTAGCGTTTTCTCTGTAAACTTTTTATTTGCTGTGAAAAACGAATCCGCAGCTTCAATAGATTCTTGTGTTGGCACATACTTTTCATCTTCAAATATACGGAAGGTTCGACGCAGATGGGCACCAGTATTATCTTTAATGATGTCTATTAATTTTCGACCATCTTTTGTTGTTATGTCATTGTTCTTCAAAAACTTAGAGTCACCAACTCGTTCGCTCAATCCGCGTAAGTTTTCTTTATATTTTTTAAGACTAGGACGTAGCGTACCAGGCATTTGTTTTAAAATACCATCAGCAATCTTTTCGTCAGCCTCTTCCAGAAAAGCCTTACCGCGATTTAAAATTTCAAGCCTTTCAATGTTACCCTCTAACTCGCTTGGAGGAACCTCTTTGAACAACTTGTTAAGTGCTGTATCATAGTCTTTACGCATAAACTCTTCTGCTTTATTTGCAGCATTTGTTTTAGA